CGATCACCAACTGGATATATAAGGCCATAGAAGAAAGCTCAGTAGAAGCGGGTGCGCGAGTGGTCGTTATGCTTGTGCCTAGTCGAACGGATGCAAAGTGGTGGGTGCTAGCAATGGGGGCCCGCCCCGAGGTGCGCTTCCTACGCGGTCGCCTAAAGTTCGGCGGTTCGAAAAACTCGGCGCCGTTTCCTTCCGCTATTTTAATTTTTAGAAACCCGAATTATTGGAGGCTAAGTTAGCAATGAGAACAGAGGCAAAAATTGCGATAGTGGTAGCGGTGCTAGTGTCGATCGGAGTTTCTGCGATCGGAGTAGCGAGCGCAGATAGAAACCGGGACTCTTGCGAGTGCCGGGAACTCAAGAGGATCCGGCAGATCTTAGAGTGGATAGCGCCGCCAGGAATACCAGGCGACGGGAACCCAGGCGGCGGGGGTGAACTCCCATGATGCTGAAAAGAAAGCTAGACTCCTATGTATACCTAGGAGAGGACGAGCAACAGGTAGCAGCAAAGATCGAAATTCACTTCGATCCTATGCTAATAGATGAGGTTCAGGCAGAGAGGGAGATCCAGAGGGCCGCGACGCGGTTAGCTAAGGAGCTATGCAACAACCTAAACGATCCCGCGATGGGTAATAACTAATGAAAAAGCCAAAGAAGACAAAGAAGCAGCAGAAGAAGCGCAACCCACAAGACGCAACCTTGCGCAACATTGCCGCGCTAAAAAAGCGAGTAACCGCACTAGAGCAACATGCGGAATGGCTCAACGAGAGAAACAGGCTTACCGATCGTTATATCGCCGACTTTTGTGCCCGCGTGGCCGCTCTCGAAGAGCGAGCAGCGCCGCTCCTCAAGTATTTACAGGAGAACCAGATCGGAGTGTGGGCGCCTGCAAAAAAGGAGGGGAACAAATGAAACCAGAGCACCGAGAATTTTTCATTAAGCTGTTGCGACTGTGCAGAGAGTTCGACGTTAAAATTGAGGCGGCGGAAGGTAATGGCGTCGAGCTTATTTTCAAAAACGGGACCTACTCTTTTTTTCAGTTTAACCAATACCACATGAGAATTACAGAGCATGTCCCGCACACCATAATAGAATACGAGGAGCCGAAGCCATGAGCGACGAAGAATACCAAGCGCAGATAAACGCAGAGGCGGAAGCCGCACAAGACTATGCCGCGCAGCAAGCGGAAGCCGACAAGAGCAAGCCGGATGGGTGGGTAGCGTGGCACCCGAAGATCGGGGTCTCAGACATAGTCCTTTCTCTTATTAGTCCAGATGATGCTAAATGGGGTTTTCTCAACGTTACGAGCTGCAGCCCACCGAGTAACTGGGAAGAAGCGGAAGCCGAGGGCTGGCGCATCCGTCCAGTAAAATTGGTGTTTTTGGATGAGGTAGAGAAATGAGCACAGACACGAAGACAAACACCTACGTGCTTTTAAGTAAGGAATATTCTTGCGAAGAGCTGAACGACGTAGAGAGCGATGTCTCGGAAGCGCTAGAATTTCCTAAAGACAAAGCTTTTCTTATTGTTAAGAGAGACGAGCACGGGTTTTCTAGTGGCACATACAAACTGCTTTTTGTTTACGAAGAGGACGCATGAGCACAGACGACAAGGCCCGGAAGGCGGCGGAGGAGTATGCAGGGAGTGAAGACTGGAACAATTATTGGCGGGCCTATGAAAACGATCCAATAGGGCAGAGCGGGTACATTGATGGCACCGAGATCGCGGAGCTTTCATTCTTAGCCGGCGTCGCATGGGCGCGGGCAAACCCCGGCTGGATAAAGTGTAGTGAGAGGATGCCGGAGTCAATGAGAACACCTACTAGGTGCGATGTCTCCGAGGAAGTCTTTATGAAGCTGAGGTCGGGATACCGCCTTATTGGTCGTTTTGACACTCATGTTGATAGGTGGGTCACAAACGGCATCTACTATGATCGGGAATTAGTAACGGGTTGGTGCGCGATCCCGCCCGTGCCGGAGGGGGAGTAATGAAGTACAAAACAGAGGTTGTAAATGATATGGCCCTTCTCCTTTTTCTTGTTGCGGTGTGCGCTATTCCGTTAGCTATCTGGAAACTAATAGACATTGCTATTTGGCTCTTTAGCAACGTGAGCATTTCAGTGGGGGCACATTGAGTATGGATGGGGGGAAACCATTTATTGAACTCGATCTAAAACTGCGCCCCGGCCTAGTCGAGGAAATTGCACGCGCTCGTCACGCTTATGTGTGCCGGTTTAGAGCCGATCCCGATAACCTGCTTTTAAACCCCGAGGACTTTGCCGGTCTTCAGTTTTCCTATTTTAAAGTCGTGCGCTACCAGCCTATGTATTTTCAAGGGATGGATGTTCTGATCAAAGAAAGCGGGCTACCAGAATGCGCGATAAACCCCGAACACGTGGCGCAAGCGCTATACGAACAGAAGAAAGGAGCGGCAAATGAAGAAGCTGAGTGAGATAGGCGCGGAATGCAAGTGGAACGAACAGCTTCATCTTACGCCGTTAGAACCGTTTCATATTGTCTACACCCCCGCCGAGCGCCGTGAGTTGGTGCGGGAAGCTATCGAGCAATGGGAGCAGACGAAGATAATATCTGTATCGTATGGGCCTAGAATTGAGAAGTTTCTTGAGGAGCAGGGCCTTTAATTTTTAATGGAGAATGTATGGAAGCTAAATTTGCACAAATGATCGAAAACAACTTTACGTATCACGCGCCGAGGGATGGAGATCCAGAAAAGTACGTGCTCATTAGAGAGAAAGCGAAAGAGCTAGCGCTATTGCTTGGCAACCTTTGCCCCGATAGCCGTGAAAGATCGACAGCACTCACCCAACTTGAGACTTGCGTGTTTTGGGCAAATGCTTCAATTGCGCGGAGCTAGGCTATGAGCAAACTAACCGCAAAGCTATCGGATGGGACGGAGTGGGAAGTAGATATACTAGTGCACCAGAGGGATGGCACAAAGAATGCGGTCCTCCAGCCTCTGAAGCCCTCGCCGCCTAAGGAGGTGTGGATAGTGCAGTACAGCGACGGATCTATTTCTGCAAGTTATAGGTCGGCAGAAGAGGCGGAGAAATACACTGTTGGATTTTCTGGCACATCTAAGCCTCACCGCTACGTTCTCGCCGAAGAGCCGAAAGAGCAGCTTAATGTTACAGTTGAGAATATCTGTAAGAGGTGCAACCAAAGGTTTGACTATCTTTGTGTGCATGAAGGATATGTGCGCAACTTGTGCGCTGGTTGTCTAGGCAACCATACGAAGCCGCAGCCGCGTGAGTGGTGGTGTGTGTATGATGACAAGCTAGGAATACATCACCTGTTTGCACATGAAGCTTCTGCGAGGTTGTTCCATGAGGTTGACAAAACAGAAAGAGACACCCCGTTTCACGTTCGGGAGGTGCTGAAGTGAAGAAGCGCATACTGTGCAAAATCTTGTGGCACAAATGGAATTATGAGGGAACGCGAAAGGAAAGCGTATGGGCAGATGTTGTTGAGGAAACATTCTTTCGAGAATGCGAGCACTGCAAGAAGCGGGAAGTGATACACCTTTCAGAGTATTCGCCGTCGTTTGTTAGAAAGAATGTGATTCCCGTTTTTTATGGTGAGAAGCATGACTAACCCCAAACCTTTCCGTGCGTGGGTGGCGTGGCATCCGAAAGCTGGAGTCTATGAAGACTTTAGCAACGGCATGTTTACCCGAACGCTATATTTCGAAAGAGAAGACGTGGAGAACGTTTACGCTAACGCCCTACAAGAAGATGACGGCTGGCGCATCATGGAGGTGGAGTGTTCGCCGGTGGAGGGGAAGAAAGATGATTGATGAGATGCGGTTGATACGGAAGAAGATGACCGAAGAGGAAGCAAAGCTTTATATCAAGGAGATTATTAACGACGAGACTGAAGATCTTCCGACGGATAACCATTTTGACCTTGTGCTAGATGCGCTGCTTGATAAGCACATTGATTTGATGCTGGCGGAGGCGAAGGAGAAAGATGAGCAAGTATGAGATAGGCGACCGCATTGGCATGAGAGATTACTGCGGGCGCGAAATATACGTTGGTGACGTGGTAATGTGTTTTGATGAAAAGGATCCGAATAGTCCTTGGAAGTATCATTTCACGACGATAGGGGAAGGGACTCTAAGAGATCAGAACGCCAATAATTGCTACACTTGGAACCCCCCGATTATTGATCTAGGCCCGTATTGGCGGCTGCTTAACTTGACTCATTGCGACCGGGTGAATGGTATAATGCTTGTCATTGATGACGATGATTTAGAATATCATTGGCACACGACGCGCAGAGATGCCGCGCAGAGGTGTATTGATGAATTGAAAGGTATGGCAAATGACCAGCCCGAGGCGCAAAAAGATAAAGCTGAAGAAGTGGCTAGCCAAGAGCCCGAGTAATATTGTTCGTTATATGGATAAGCTTGATATTTTGATTGGCCGCCGAAGGGCTGAACTTGCGAGGTATAGAGTTAGGCGAATCATGGTGAAGTATAATACCAATGGCCGCTGGATATCTGATACCAAATCGCCGGTAGTTACGGACGCTGATTTTGCTGAGTTTTTGGAGCGGTATTCGTGATATATTTACAAGGCAATGTTCCTCAGTAGCTCAATCGGCTGAGCATCACGCTGTTAACGTGGGGGTTGTAGGTTCGAGTCCTACCTGGGGAGCCAAATTAGAAACGTATGACTGACACGAAAGGTTACGGCTGCGGTATTTATCCCCTAATCATTAAAGATCCAGAGTTTGAAGAGGCTTGCGTGTGGCACGATAAAGCCTACAGCACGAATTCCTTTGCAGAGCACAATCTCTCAAGGCTCCGCACCGACCAACACTTTAGAGACATGATGCTCTATCGAGCAGGAGCAAGCCTAGTGCTACAAGCAAAAGCGTGGCTTTACTACTCAATGGCTAGAGCGTTTGGTGCTAAGTGGTGGGAAGGCAAGCTCTAGAAAGCCTTGTCTAGCTTGGCTTTAATGACTTTGTGAATCACTGCCACAAGCGCCGCTACGATTCCCGCCTTAGTAGGATTCGCTAGAACCATCTCAATTAGCAGCTTGAAATCTACGCCTGGCAAGATGTGCGGGATTTGAGCAATCAAGAGAAACAGCCCAGACAGTTTGAGCTTGTCACCGTTGAAAGGTAGTAACGCAAGGATCGCATCTATTTTCTTTAGCATAACACTCCTAATGGTTTAACGGTGCGATCCAGCCCATAGTTTCGCCGGTTAGCAGGAATACCAGCACGAACAAAAGTCCAAGAATTACGATGCCAGCGACACCGAATAGCCGCATGGCTAGTTTCCCATCGATTTGATGCCGACCAATTGCAGCGCTTAAAAGGCTGTCTTTTATATCCTTGAGGTAGTCGAGCTTTGAGAGGTGCGAAGTGTGCTCAAGAAAGATCGGGATCTTCGAGTGTATAACGTCGATTTTTTCCGCTGCATCTAGCACGATTTGCCTATGTTCATCCCACTCCTCACGAGTCATGGGGAGCTGGTAGCCGTTATTCTGTGACACGTCACACCTCGATCTGTTTAAAATCGTCCATTATCCGCGAGACATATTCCAGCGTTTCGTGCTTCGGGTCTCGCTTGCGTATCTCTGGCTCTATGTCCTTCCACCGTGGTCCATACTTGGCAATCCACTTGCGCACCCTGCCCGGTCCAGCGTTGTAAGCTGCTAGCGCTAGCTCTTCATCGCCGCCGAATTGCTTGAGCATCTTGTTTAGGTAGTAGGTGCCCATTGCGCGGTTGGTATCAGGGTCTTCTAGGTCGTAGTCCTCTAGCCCCATCTCTGCCGCCACCTCTTTTGCCGTATCCGGCATGAGCTGCATGAGGCCGCGTGCGCCCTTTGGGCTTACTGCCTTGGGGTTGCCCTTGGGGTTGTCCTTATCGGCGCTCTCTTGCTTAATTACTGCTTCTATTAACCTCTCAGAAGCACTAGGTTTTTTATCCGCTGGATTAGCTTCATCAGTCGGCATAGTCTTTGCCTCAGCTTTTAAGATTGCTTGGTTTAGTTTTGCTTCAAAGGGGTCGCGATATGTTTGATTGGCTTTATCCTGGGTACTTTGAGAATTTCGACCACTTGAAATTTCTTGTTGGCGCGTTTGTTGTTTTTGCTTTGCACTCCGTGAGCCACCAGAAACGTCTTGAGCAGAAAGTTCAGGATCTGAACCATCAGATCTCTCAGCTGCTTCAGAAGCCGCGATAGCGCCTAGCGCCTGATACGCTTTGAGTTGATTTGTCTTAGTCGCCGAACTGCGCAACACCTTCAGAAATTCAGGATCCGCAATTCCTTTAACCATCAACTGCTTAATCTCATCAGCAGTCTTTTTTGCTAGAAGTGATGTGCCATAAGATGCCATAGCAGCGGGCAGCCCAGAGCCGCTAAGAGCAGCCCCAGTTGAAAACATCCCAACAGTTGTGCTTCCCAGTTTCTCATAAAGCTCAAGAGGTCCCGTGCTTGCAAGCTTTCGCGCTACTGTGAAAAGGCTTGTTGCTGACTGTCCCTTGCTTGCAGCAGTCGCACGCCGTCCAATTTCTGAAACTGAATCTATATCCTTTAGAACTGCTTCCACTTCGCCTAAGTCTTTCCCAAATAGCGCTTTAAACTGCCCGCGCTTCTTCTCAAACTTGGCAAGCAGTCTGCCTCCATCCGTCTTGCCTCCCGCGCTCTTCTGAAGGTCATCAATAAGCGCATAGCGACCGAGATTTATCATCTCAGGTTCATTGCTAAATGCTTTTGCAAATTGCTTTGCGCCCTCCTCGGTAGTTGTCACCTTGGCAGGGATTGAAGACTCTCTGAGGCGAAACTGACCGAATTCCCCTTTCTTGAAGATGTCCCCGACCGCACCCGAATCATAGGTTTGCTTAAATCTTGCAGTTTCTTTGATTGGTCCCGCTGCTATTCCTGCTGCTTTCTCGTCAAGATTAGAGCGTAGCGCCGCCATAATGGCAGATTCTGAGGCCGCTTGATTCGCATCAGCAGCGCCCTTCACCTCCCCTGCTGCTGACCTAAGTTTGAGATAGTCATCTACAGAAAGCGCCGCCGCGCTTCTAGCGCCTTCATCCTTTGGAATTACATCATCGAGGTAATTCATCAGCTTGTTAGCTTTGCTGGATAGGCCCAGTGGCGTTTCATACGTCCTGCGCGCTGCAAGTACCGCATCATCCAAGCCGGTTACATTTATCTGAGCATCTCGTGGGAGCTGCTGCCAAATTTTTTCGACTGCCCTTTCTTTGTCTGCTACTAATGGCAAGCCTGATGTTCTTATGGCGTTGCCTAGCTCTGCTGGTGTTACGTTCTCCCCAAGGTAAACGCCTTTTAGCTTGCCTAGCATGTCCTCTTGAGTGCTTGCACGAAGGCCAAGCGCCTTGGCTATTTCGTTTGCTCCTTCACCTTGATTCATGACAGTTTGAAGACGAGCTGCACTAGGGGTCTGCGCCATCTCTGCGTAAGTCTTAGGCCCACTTAGGGCTAACGTGTCTCCTGTATCTAGTGCGGTGTTCAAAGCGCGTGCGCCATCATCCCCTGCTGACTCTAGAAGCTTCTCAAACGCAAGCGCCTTGCGCGCCTTGTCAGATACTAGAGGCGTGATAACTCTCCCACCAGCTTCTAAGATTCCTGGCCCAATCATAGAGCCTAGAATATCCGCCCCTTCCGCGCCTATCTCCGCCCCTTTGTTGCCGTAAAAGGCCCCACCGATTGCCTCGCCCACTGGCCGCATTGCCTCGCCAGAAACTGCGCTTACTCCAGCCAGCCCTAAAGCTTTTGCAATCTGTCCAACTGCTGAATTGATTCCGAGCCCTGTCATGCTGCCTGGAACAAATTCACCTATTTTGTGCGGTAGCGTGTCTTCTCCTAGCTTGGTTGAGTTCTCTCTTCCGCTTAGGTAGTCGAACGCGCTTCGCATGGTTCCGCCAAGCGTGGGAGTCATCCCAAGCTTTTGATACCTTGCTAAAGCAGGATTCTGTAACCCTGCAAACAGGTCCACCAAGTCGCCTATTCCAGCAGTGCCAGAAAGCACGCCAGAAGCTGCCGCCTCTATGCCGCTTTCCCCACCCCAGAGCTGATCAAAATCAGGCCGCTCTCCAGCTGGCGTTGATTCCCAAAGCTCATCAAAGCTATCTGCCATATCTTTCCTCAAACAGCCGTTTAGCTTCTTCCTTTGAGGCTCCGCTTCTCTTTAGCTGTGCAATGAACTCTTGAGGCGACAGCTGCTCCTCGCTTGCCCCGCGCTTGTCGGCACCTCCGCCTGTAAACTCTTCCCAGCTTGGCGCTGCCCCTAGTGGTGACACCTTGCGCCTTTCGTACCCGCGCTCTTCAGCTAGTCCCTCATAAAATCCGCGAGTATCCTCGTAGCGTGAGCGCTGCGCCGTGTAAGCTCTCCCAGCCAATCGTTTAATACCGTCGCGCACCTCGTCACTAAGTGCCGTCCCTGATTTTAGAGCCTTGTTAAGCTCTCCGCGCCATGCGTCCGGTATGCTCTGCGATAGCGCTACTGCTTTTTGCTCACCCTCTCTTACCGCCATTCCCGGTTCAATCATCTGAATTGAACGCCGCACCAGCTCTTGATCGCTCACTGCTGACTTGTCTTTAAGTGCCTCTTTGAGCGCGTCAGCCGACGATTTTACAGCCGAGAATTCTTTATATTCTGGCGAACCTGTAAACTCTTTACGAAGTGAATCTAGATCTGTCTGTTTCTTGCTCCCTGCTGGGCCCTCTGCCGCCAGCTCCCCAGCCTTCTTAGCTTTCGCCTCTTTCTCTATAAAGGTTAGAGCTTCTGGGCTGCGCTTCAGCTCAGTCTCTAGCCGCATCTTCTCCATCTCAGCCGCGAGCGCTTCCCGAATCTTGGCCTTTTCTTCCTCCTGTGACTTCTCAAGCAGCGCGCCTAGCATTTCTGTCTTCATTGCCTTGGCGGTAAAGCCATCTGGCCTTTCTTCTGAGGAGAACTTACCAAGGAGCGCCTCAGCTAATGGGCTGCCCTGTGGGGCCTTGGTATTGTCTTCAAGGATAGCCGCGTACTGATTACCATCAGCTACAGGCCCTACCCCCTTGGGCTGCAAGCTTGCTTCAAGCTGGCGCAAAATGGGGCTCTGCTTGGTATCCTTGTAATACTCATCTTGCGCGTTCTCTTTCGCTTGCTTGAGCATGTAGTTGGTTAGCAAGCCCTTCACGAACGGCAGCGCGAACTGCTCAAAGCCGCTCACCTTGCGGTTACCCCAAGCGCTTGGGCCGGTGTCTAGCTGTGACAGATTCTTGGCACTGGCAAATAGAGGCTCATCAGCAAGATAGCTGCTCTCATCGCCAAGATTCCCCGCCATTAGCTCGTAAATGCTCGCCATAATTCCCCTTTAGCTTGCCAGCCCTGCCGCTGCTGCCCCTGCTACGCCCCACCATGGATTCATTGATTGGCCCTTGGGCGTTGCTTGATTAACCGCGATTTGCGCGCCCGTAGTGGCTGCAAGGTAGTCATTGAAGCTCATGCCGGTGCCCCGGTAATTGTTCGGGTCATTCTCAGCCCCGCCACCGCCGCCGCCAGGCGTGCGCTTAACCTGCATCTGACCTTGAATCTGCTGCTGCTGTAGCGCCGCCTGGTTGCCAAACTGAGCATCTGAGCCGAGCATAGGACTCTGAGCGCCACGGAATAGGTTAGCTTCATTAAGCGGCTGATAACGCCGCGCCAGCTCATCAGACAGCTGGTTATTATACCCGCCCCATTGCTGGTTGTAGATGTTAGACACGTCATTGATGCCGCTGCTCCTTGCTTGCATTGCAAGGTTGCCAAAGGCTGAAGCGTTCTGCGCGCCCTGGCCCATGGCAGAAAGCAGGTTTCCGCGCCGTGCGTCTGCTTGAGACTGCTCTAGCCTAGTCTTCTCTTGGTTGTAGAGCTGCGAGCCGATAGGGATACCCCGGTTATACATCTGCTGTTCGAAGTCATCCATTTGAGCTTTCATATCCCCGCCCATGCGAGCCTCAAAGTCCTGGTTCGCTAGGTCTATTTGCTCTTGACGGTACTTGTTCCAGTCTTGAGGGTTGAACTGCGCTGCAATGTTTGAGAAGTCAGGGCCTTCAGGCCGCTCAAATTGGCTGAAATCGAAAGGCTGCTGAGTGTTCTGAATAGCCTGATCTATCGCTCCCTGCTGAGCGCCTTGCAGATTAAGATCCGCCGCCCTAGTACGGTTGATCAGCTCGTTCTGCTGACGGTTAAGAAAGCTATTGCGCCTAGGGGCTAGTGGCCCCTGCCCGCCGCCCTTCTTGGCCGGTGCATTCTTCTTGGTCAGGTAGGCAATGCGGGTGTTAATTTTATCCGCATTACCCTCACCCGCCTTGAGCTTAGCCTTTAGCCGGTCAATCTCAGGAGGCTTAGAAAGTATGCCTTTCCCCTTTGGTGCTGGTTTCTGTGCCATGTTCCGCCCTTAATTCTGAGGAGGTTTCGAGAGAATTCCAACAGGTTTTCTGTTCACGCGCTGAGTATTCGGGCCGTAGCCCCCGCCTCTAATCTGGTTACCTTGGACCTGCGTTTGCATAGGAGCAGGAGCCCCAAACTTTGAGAACCTATCTGCGCCCATACCACCGCCTCGGAACCAATCTCCTTGAACAGGCTGCTGCGGCGCCTGGTACCCTGGCTGATTAAACCGATCCATCCCCATACCCTGACCACGAAAATAGTCAGGGCCCTGCGCCGTTGGGCGCTGCATAGGATTGGAGCCAGGAGGCAGAGCAAAGCCGGGATCAATGTTCTGGCCCGGTGTTGGACGCTGCATGGGAGGAGGCTGGTTAGGATTAAAACCGATATACTTTCCCTCTTGCTGCAATCGTCTGATTTGCTCTTGTTGCTGCTGCAACCCGCCAGGCATAGGACCATCCCTGCCAGCAATGAAAGCTGCATCTCGCACGCCAGCCTTGCTAGGGTCCTGATAGTTAGGCGCTGAAGGGTCGAAATACTGCGGTCCCTGGTTCGGGTGCCCTTTATCAAAGCCTACGCCGCCTTTCGCCCCGTAAGGATTCATAGGAGACTGACCATTCCAAGTAGTTCCGCCGTTGCTCATCTGGCCGCCTACGGCATTCCAAGGCTGCTGCGTTCTCATGGCATCCTGCCCTCCTGGCCCTACTTGCCCCGCAATATTTTGATAGCCCTGTTGAGGCTGCCGCTGCGCTTGCCTGATAAGATAGTTATCGCGCTGAGCTTGCCGCTCGGGATTCCCGACGCTGCCCTGCTGCCCCTGCAAGTAATCCATGCGCTTCTGCTGCCGCGCAGTGCCGCCCTGATTGCCAGCCATCTTTTCTTGCAATGCTCTGATCTCTCTGTTTCGTCCTGCTACCATAACTCTCCCGCCTCTTCGATATACGCCGTTGCTGCGTAAATACTCTGATTCTGTGTTGTGCTGCTCCCTGACTTAGCTTTCTGCGTGAATTGAAAGCTCACGCCGCCGCCCTGCCCTGAAGCCCCTATTACCGGATGATATTGGTTAGCTGTTTCCGCCGCGCCGTCATTCTGACCATCGCCGTAGTTTGCAGGGTTAACCTGAGTAACCATGCTCTGCGTGTACCAGCCAAGCGGCGAATTATAATCGCTGTAGTCGAATATAGCGCGCACCTTCTCGAAGTAGCCTGAGATGGTATTCTCAAACCACACGCGCACTGAATTAACTTTGTTGCCAACCCCTTCAAATGGCGCGAAATAGGGAGTTTTCCAACTTGTTTCTATGGGGATCGTGCCGTGCAGCGTTGTAACATCAATAGCTTTTGCAGTGTCTAGTTGCAGGATTGAGCCAATTCCTGGGAAATAAAACGCTTTCGGCGCACCGGTTCCAAGTATATCCAACTCCTGAGCGCCGCAAATTGTATTAGTTGGGGGCATTGCCCAAAAGGTGAAGCACTTAAGCCTTTTGTTATAAACAAACCAGCCAAAGTAATTATCAGTGACAGCCGTATAATAGCCGTAGTTTGCCCAAGAAAAAATGTTGAACGTGGTCGCGCTTCCGCTTGCAACCATACACACAATTGAGTCCATTTCGCTGATATACCAGCAGCTATTGGGTGCAAAAGCTTTCCATATGTTTTGCACATCTTTAGTGGGGCTATTTTCGTATGCGCTTTGAGCACCGCCTAAAAGGAGGTCTTTAAACCAATAGCAATAATCTTCAGACGCTACGAATATATCGCCATCAATTTCAGCAAATACATTCGGGCCGCGAATCGACGGCATGTTGTAATTACCGACTAGCGACCAGTTCGCACTTCCGGGGCTATCCCCTGCATACACAAGCACCTTTCCGCCAGTGCCAAAGATAGCAAATAGCGCATCGTTACCGGTGCCAGTCTGACCAGAGACGGAAAACATTCTTCTTATGCTCTGCCCGTCAAGAAGCGATTGCATGTCAAACACATTTGCGATTGGCATATTGCCGCGAATCTGCCCAACGCTCCCATAATTGATGACTGTGCCATCTGCGTAATAAAGCCGAGACTTATGCGAGCAAGCGCAATCAATATTATCTAGCGGGATATTTGCCGGATCTGGAAGCAGCCCCGTTACATTAGTGTAAGCGGTAAATGGGCTGGTTTTAATTCTTGGCCGCCTCGCCCCTATAAGCATATCTAGATCGCCATGCTTGCAGGTCGTTAAATTGCTATTAGCTGCGCCACCTATGTTTCCAAGCAGCGCGCCAGTGTCCAGCCGGTAATATGTACCATCAAGCAAAAGTGCGATCCTTTGCCCACCAGCGCCTAAAGTAGTTGAATCAAACCAGACCACGCTGGTCGTAGGGAGTGCCGCTTGATAAGCCAACTGCGCCACTGCTGGACGCATCTGCAAGCGACTATTTTTAAAATAGTAATTCGTCAGCTCGCGAGCTTGAAGCGAATCCACAGACAGATTGAACTGCTCAACAGTGTTGAGGCCATTCATGGGTAAAGGTATTGGGACGCGCTTATTTCTTCCCATTGCTTGGCCCCCTTCCGGTGCGTGGTATTGGCTTAGTAGGCGCTGGAGCAGCAACAGGAGCCGCTTGAGCGCCGCCAAAACCTGCTTGTGATAAATAGGCTTTAAGGTTGGCTTGAAAGGCTGCTTCGCCATTGGCTTTAGGGTCCTCCGGTGCTGCTAAATAAGCCGCTTTAGTTTTGAAGATTTCATAGTCCTGATCTGAGTCGATCATTCCCTGCTTTTTAAGCTCATCTACATACTGCGTTGCATTGGCCGTATTCATGCCAAACTTAGCCGCTAATGCGCGTGCGTTTCTGAAGGCGTCTTCATCGTTTTTCGCGCCCTGCATTGCCGCATTTACCATGTAACTTGTGATAGAATCCCGCGTGCCCTCTTTGAAATCGCCGGAAGCCATTGCCGCCGACCAGCCGACCGGCATCAGTAGAGAGGTCAGCTCAGCCGTGTTGATTCCCTTGTTTGTAGTATCAATCTCGTTGTACCTGCGCTCTCCCTTGCCATCAGCATTAGCAAGCCGCGCACCGCCATCAGCACCAAAGTTAAACTTCTGCCCGTTGCCTAAGTCTAGGTTGTACTCAGGGTCTAATATTCCCTGCTTGGTCATGTACTTGCGCACTCGGTCCCGGTAGAGCTGCGCGCCTGATTTCGTAGAACCCCAGACAAGCTTGTCCACCATTGCAGCGGGGCCGCCTGTAAAAGGATTCATATGTCTAGCGATTCCCGGCTGATTAGCGCCAGGGGGGGCATACTTAGTAGTGAATCCGGGAACGGAGGTCTGCCTCAGCTCATCATCGGTTAGGTTAGTGCCGTAGCCGCCTTTAAGCTTATTGCGGGCCTTTGCGCTTTGGTATGCCGCATATGCTGCAATGATTGCCGCTAGGTAAGGCGCTGCCGCTGAGAGAGTCCCGGAAACGGTGCTGCCGCCTGTTGCGGTGGTCTGCGTTGCGGCTGTCGTAGCCCCTACCTCTGCCGCTGCTGCGGGGGCTGATGCCGCTGCGCTGGTTGCCGCTACCTCTGCCGCCGCCGTTGGGGCAGTTCCAAGAATAGAAGAATTCGCCGCAAATAAAGTGCTTCCATTCACCCCCGTTGCCACGGGAGTAAATCCCGCAGGAACAGCAGAGGCCGAGGCTGCTGGAACAGAAAAAAGGCCCCCTCCCAACGCCGATGAGCCAGCCGGAAGCGATCCAAGCCCTGCGGCGCTGGCACTTGCCGCACTTGCTGCCGCTGGTGCTGCTGCGCTTGCTGCTGGCGTAGCTGCTACCGTTGTTGTTTCGGCAGCCTTCATCCCCAGCTGTTGTAAAATGTAGTCTTTTACTGGCCCAACTACCTGCTTTTGAATAATGGGGCCAAGTACTTTTTCCGCTCCCCACTTAGCCGCAAGCGTTGCCAATAGCGCCGCGATTCCTTGCCCTGTGCTGCCACCAGAGCCGCCCCCACCGCCGCCACTGCTAGCACTATCAAGCGCCGCGTCAGCCTCTTCTGCTGACTTGCCCTGCGAGGCATAGAGCTTGCGCAAGTAGTCCCGTAGCGCGTCATTAAACTGCTGCGGGTTGTAACCTGACTGTGCTGGCTGCTGTGTCGCCACTAGAAGTTACCCTCCGGGTACGACCAAATACCAATCATGGGAGCGCCCATCCTAAGCTGGTTAAAGCTAAGAACTTCAGCGCTAGATAAGTTTGTTTTCGCCTTCTCTATCTGGTCTGCTGACTCCTGCTTCAGCTCACCGTAATCGAGGCCCCTAGCGCGTAGAAAGCGCCATACTGCTTCATCTACTACGAGCTTCTCCTCGACCAGATAGACATCTGAATCAGCTAGCGCCGTGTCATACGCGCCAACATAAGCCCAAGAGATAGAGCCGTCTGAGACTGAGCCGCTTGTATGCGTGGGAGGCGTGGTGCCTGATGTTGCAGCGCCAGTGCTGCCACGGTCATAGATGTTTAGCCCGTAATAGCAGTAACGAATATTCAGAAAGCTTGTAGAGGCCACCCATTCAGTTGTGGGGCGCATCGTGTACTGTGTTGAGTAGTCAAAAGCCAGCGTTTGCCCGTTGTCCGAGGCTGAAGGCGTTGGGTCTATTGAGAAGTTATTACCCGACCAGCCGCGCACCATGTAGCGCTGCCTAGGGAATGAAGCCACGATGCCGCTCTTATACTCCTGCCATGCTACTGAATTAAGAGGCCCCATGAGCGGTAAGCGCTGCGTGCGGTTCCACAAGCTTTCAAAATGCACATAGTTCAGATCAGGGGGGAGCGCGTACCCTGCCTGACCAGTAGCAAGTGGAAACGTATACTCCTTGGTTAGTTGTGGCCAGGTCCAATAATCGCGAATCTCCCGCGCTGCCTTGTCCAGCATTGCCCTCAGCAACAGCGCGTTACCATCGGTTAGCCCTATTAGGCTTGAGGTCTTGGTAATCTGTAGCAGCTCTTGTGCTGAATTGGCTGCGGTTAAAACCGTCATGTTGTTATCCATCCGGTTGAATTAATCTTGCAAAACACCTTGCCAGTTCCAGCCGCCACTCCAATAGGAGTACTAACTGCCCCATTTATGGCATCCCCAGTAACCGGCCAAACATTCAGCGTGTCGGCACCAATGCTGTCGCTATTGCGAACCATTATCCACGAATACGGCGTACTAACTGCCAATGGCAATTCTACCCCGCTATTGGCTGCCGTTACCGTAGTAACATTGACAATGCTTGCCGTGATCTTCGTTCCAGTATCTGGCGTACTTCCGTTCGCAGTTACGCTATTCTGCTGAGTATCGCCCAGCATTTTAGCCTGCTGCGAAGTCAGCCCGATCCCTGTCAGATCAGAGGTCAAAGCCGACATTTACCACCCCGACAATATGCGATCGATTACAAGCAAATCCGCTGTTGCGTTCAAATCCCCTGCCCCGGCTGATGTAATTGCGCGCCCCTCTATAAGCTGCCCAGCCGTGAAAGCTAGTCCAGCTCCAAGCTCAAGCATTCCCTGAGACACCGAGATACTAGTTGCATTTAATCCGCACGAACTGCGGCAAAGGTCACGAAAAAGGCCGTTAGAATCATATGAGCGAATAAACACGCTGACTTCACCCGTCGCGCCAGTGGCTGACCAGAAAACGCTCTTAAGCACTGCAACCTTTCCCGCTGGCACAGTGTATATAAATGATGCGTCCTGCGTTGAACCGACATCGGTTCCAATTCTGCGCTTAACCACAGAGCCGGACACGGTGCGGCAGTCGATAGTCCCAGCATTTACATTTCCAGATCCTGCCGTCGCCACTCGCATTGCATTAATTGCAATATAGCTGTTAACGGTTGCTACTGCTGTGGTGCCGTTCAGCGTCACCGTTTCGCTTGCCTCAACATAGCCAGCAATCAAGCCCTCAATTACCACGGTTCTTGCGCCCGTTCCTGCTGCTGCATCATTAGCACTAGAGGAAACTACCTCATGCGCCGCCGCTGTCGTAAGCTGTGCATACGTTGCGCCAGGCTGCCAAATAGTTTCGGCAGATGTAGAGATGGCCGCGTTTCTACCCTGCAAAAATACGCGCTTTACTCCAGGCAGTCCCTGAAGCGCTGCTGTAGCTACGTCAGCCTTAAAAAGCTCTCCCATGAGTCCCCCAAATCAAAAGCCCGCCTAGTCATACTGACCTAGGCGGGGTTACTACTATGCTGATTCTTTCACGATGAGCCATACAACAGAGCCAGCCGTTGTATCGGTCGCGCCAGTAGAAGCAAACGTAAAGTTCGCTCCAGCCGGGGCAGTCGTGGTTGTAATCGTTCCCATGTTGGTGATTGCGCCAAGGCGAGAGTAGAAAACTCTAGCACCAGATACCGCGCATGAGGTCGTAACAGTCACGTTGGTATTACCGTTTGGAGTAGCCACGCCCATGCAAGCAGTCGCGCCCGTTGCCTCTTGCACTGAAATCGTATCGCCAGAGCCAGAGAAGATAAGACCGCCGCCGTTTGATGCGTTGCTGGTAAGGTCGCCAGTGTTTCCAGAGACTGACCAAACAGTGCCCGATCCGGTTGAGAATATGATATTGCTCGATGAATTGTTTACCGAGAAAGTCAGATTTCCTGTCGAAACGTTGCCTGCGTACATTTCGCATGCTCCGCCTACCGTTGCGACTTCGTTACCATAGCAACGCAATCCACCACCACGGGAAGCCGCGAAAGCGCCGCCGCCAGTAAATGAGACTAGCCCATTATCGGCACCGTCATTTGTCTGCTGCTGCGTCATGCGCACTACTTCAACAGCTTGCTGAGCAGGCATGCCCACGCCCATAAGCGTGCTAGGCGTGACTTGAGCGAATACAGGCACCGCCCAAAGGAGCGCAGCCAATGTGATAATTATCTTTTTCATACTGATTCTATGTCCTTATTGTTCCGAGACTTTTTCTTTGAACCCTCTTCCATCCCAAGTTCTTTGTTGAGTAGCGCGGTCAGCTTAGCGCTGAGGTCAGCAACCTGATTCGATAGAGTTTCAATCTGCCGATCTTTTTCTTCGAGCTTGTTATTGATTGCCACGTTAGGCGCTGCCGCCTTAATAGCTGCAACCTTCGCCCGTGCTCTCTCTCTGTCGAACCTAGCGCCCATCGGTAGCTGCTCAAGAGCCGTATCAGTCTGCGCCGCTAGCGCCTCAAGGCTGGTAATATGGTAATGCTTATAAGACGCAACACGCGCGGGATCGTTCTTGAACAAGAACTCTAGCGGTGTACCAATGTCATCTTGAGAGGTTCCACGCACGAAAGCATTCCATTCAAGTGGATTGCGCTTAATATCGCTTTGCGGCTGAGGCCCTTCAGGCCCCTGCACTACTTGCGGATTAAGCCGCTTAATCTTCCACTTCTTGGATTCTTCGTCGAAAACCACCTCGTCATTAATTGGCCGCACGTTTACGAACGCCCCAAGGTGCATACGCCTTTCAACGTAAACAACATTTTTAATTGTGCTATCTCCCTGCACTACAGCTTCCAGCCGGAATACAGTTTGCACCGCACCAGGATCAGTATCAGCAGGAAGCTCAGCCCCCACCGTGTTCTGATCTAAGCCTTCAATTTCAATGTTTGCACCTTCAAGGTAACTCATAAGCATTCCATAAAACGGGGGCATTGCTGCCCCCTTCTAAATTACCTGCCGTTCATATGTGGATATGACAGAGCGCAGAGCGTAAAGCCGCCAGAGCTGGCCGCCTTAGATGTACATCCGTCAATATACTGACCAGCGGTCGTCGTATCATCGAGGGTTGCAGTCGCCTGGATCTGAAGCGCCGCATTAGCTGCCACGCTGTTAGCTCCAGAGCTTCCGAGCGCAAGTCCTGCGATACAGTACCATCCATACTGGTTAGCCACGTTTGCAGTCATCGAGAAGCCGATAGGGCCTCTTGAAGACGTGGCAGCTCTAGTCGTTTGGAAGGCTGAATCCCAAATAACAGGATCCCCTGCTACTGTGGACGCTACGCCCTTCAGATAAATGAACTCACACACTCCATAGGTTGCGTGGCGTGCCTTTACCCTCAACCCAAGCGGGTGATTCTGTACTGTGTCTGTAACGTCAATGAGCTGTAACTGCCCAAGGTCGTCTTGTGGTTCCCATGCATTAGCCATAACGAAATTTCCTTTGATTTCTTAGTTATTGTTCAGCGTTCCAAGTCTGCGGAAGTTCTTCACAGTCAAGGCACCCATCCACGCTAGGTAGCTAATGGAAAGGTCCTGATTGAACGAATCCCGCTTAGGTAGCTGCACAAGGTTTCTGTCCGAGTGGCTCACAAGCTCCATAACTTCCGGATCAATCCAGTACTGAGTAGTGGAAGGCATACCAGAAGCAGTTGGCTCGAATACCATCTCTGCCGACTTGTAAGCGTAGGTGTTGAAACCAAGCTTTCCAAGCGCGCCCTTCTCTGCGTTAGTTAAACGCTGAAGAGGGTGAACAGCCGACTCATAAAGCCGGAACATGGTGTCGTCTGCGATAATTACCTTGGTCTTCCCACGGTAAGCCTGAATCCGAAGATCCAAGACATCCATGTAACCAGCGATATTAGCAGCAGTTACAGCCGCGCCGCCGTCAGTGGTGCATCTGTAGTACTGATTAGCCGCGAACGAGTAAGCAGCGCGAGACACGCCGCCGACAGTTCCTGAGCCAGTAGGAGATATCAGGGTCTGAAGTCCAACGATCTGATTGGTGGCTGCACCGTCAGAAAGGAGGTCAACATTGAACTGATTCTCAAAGGTATGCTTAGCGTTAACCACGCGGCTCTTGAGCAGATTGCGGTTTTGAGAACGTCCAGAATTCTGGAGCATCTCTTTACCGTTAATCTGAATCGCAAGAGCAACCTGAGACCATGGATACACGAAAGAGCTGAACACTTCATTGAAAGTAGTGTTTAGAATCTCGGATCCAGAGTAACGCTTATACGAACCATTCTCTGCGTACTCGATAGGAACCACGATCTGCGGTCCACCGTCGCGAGTCCCTACTGCTCCGTAGCTTTTCAGCGTGGCAGTAAGCGCATTCTTGGTAAGAATATTATCAAACAATTCGTCTTCGAGGTCTTGCACCGTTGTGGAGAGTAACTCTCCGAACGAGCTATTAGGTGATGGCATTTTAAAGCTCCATTAAGTTAGAGCCCGACACGATCAAGACTTGCGTCGATCGCGTTGAGCAGTTTTTCGTCAAAGTCCTTTCCCTTGGCCTTTGGACGAGGAGCCACCTGCACGCCGTTTTTGGGCGCACCCGAAACTAGTTTTGCTGCCGCTTTCGCCTTGTTTACGTCAGTCGCCACCATTCTTGGCTGCGCTGCGCTCACCCCATGAAGATCACGGGTCCAGTGCAGAATCGCCTCATACGCATGATGAAGGCGATCTGTCTCTGGCATGTCAGGCTGTAGGCGGGATATTTCCTTGAAGGCTTCGGAGATTTGTGGCTTGTACGCATCAAAGAAGTTAGCGCGGGTATTCCCGAAGGAATCCTTACCGCTCTTAAATGCTTCGATTGCTGCTACGCCTTGAGCCGTTTCTTGAGCTTCAAGTTTCTCTTGCAGCGCTTTCACGGTCTCTTCATGAGCCTGTAAGCGCTGGTAAGCTTCATCTAGTCTTGGATCGCTTGACTGCTGGTAACTCTCGTCCTGAAGGAGGTCTTGCGGTGTGAGCCCGTTTTTTTGCATCAGGTCCAGGATTCCTAGCTTGGGATCGTTCTCAAAGATTTCATTCCATGCGAACAATCGCCCAATTGCATCCAGAGGATCTCGTACCCCATTGCTCTGAAATCGTAGGCGCTGAGGCTCAAAAAGCTCCTGCGCCTTGTTCAGAAAGGCTTTAGCCGGTTCAACTTCCCTCGCTTGCTTTCGGTCCCATTCGGCGCGCTGTGCCTCTCTGCGTGCGATCAATTCCTGAACCTCACGCGGTGCCTTGGCGAGCACTTGTTTTTCCTTGGGGTCCCACATGCCTGGAATCTCGACCGTGCCTTGGGGCTCTTGAGTTTCGAGGCTCTCACCCTGTACATCAGTCGATTCTGGCTCTGTTTCGCCCTGTGAAATCTGCTTTGCTTTTGCGGCTGCGTCTTTCTTTACGAACTTGCCGCTTTGGTCACGCGCTACTATCGCCTCTGCGGTCACGTCAGTTTCTGGGTCGTGCGACTCCTCAACAGGATCCTCGCTGCCCTCTGAGTGTAGAGGCGTGTCGTCAGCAGCATCTGAAAGCTTGGCTTCTGCTGAATCGAGCGCTTTTTCTATGAAATCGTTATCGTTTATAGCCATTCAATAATCGCGCGTTACGCTCGGCTAATTCGGCCTGTTGGTTGCGGTAGGCGTTACGCTTTGCAGGGTCGCTGTGTATCGCCTCTGCCCGCTCCATTGCCGTCTTAATCCGATCTTCCGTTATGCGATCCTGAATGTTCCTTGGCTTCTGACTGAGAAGGTCATTGCCCACAACTTGCAGGTTGTGCTCTTTGTTTATCTGGTTCCACCGCGTTTTGCTTTCCACCATTTCGCCCGTTACCGGGTGCTTTAGTGGTTTGCCGAAACTATCCTGATGAACTGCTGGAACTTCCGTCTTTGCTGGCTCAACATTCAGCTCAATAAAGACTTTGTTTTCCTTGTCCCATCGGTACAGTTTCCGCGACATGCCTAATTATGAAATCAAGCTATTTCGTTATTCAAGACATTTCTAACAGTTTGTTATGAATCTAACAGCAGCAGGAGTGCCGCCGCTTCTTCTTCATCCATCTCCACCACTTTCTTCAGCGCCTCAATTCGCTCAGCGTGCAACCTGTTCACTTCCTTCTTGTATTCCGCTTGGTAAGCATTGAAATCTGGCGCTGCTATTACTTCCGCAATTTTCCGGGAATTTTCCTGAACTTTCCCGATTTTTTCCTCTAGTTCCCCGCTAAATTCTAATTGTATCGCATCTTCTTCTTCACGGCGTTTTTTCCACTTGCCACCGGGCAGGTGTTTAATGATGCCGTCAGCGTCAAAGAACTTAGGATTTAGGAGAAAAAAGAAGCTCATCTAAAAGACCTGTAACACGATCGAAGCTGGTTAATATTCTGAGGGTCCCAAATAAAACTAAGGTTGTTTGGTAGAAAACTAAGCGCCCCTTGATGCATCAAGGTTGGTGATTGCACATGGTACATGCCTAAAAGGTGCCCCATTTCGTGCGCAAGTATGACGGTTGAGTGTTGCTGCCTTGGTAGCCCCGCATCGTTAAAATCGCGCATCTGCCCAATGGCAAGGCTTATGCGCTGACGTGGCGGCATGCAGTAACCTGAAGCGAGTCCAGCCATAGCATTCACACCATTGAAATTCATGGGTGACACAACATAGAACACAAAATCTACGTTGCGGCGCATGGTTCTATGAAGCGCTGAATCTCTAATTGCGTATAGCCGCCGTGCTGCGTCCTCGTACCTATCTAGGTTAGGCGCCGGGTCTTGCTTGTAGCGAATATCTTTAAGGCGTAAGAGCGGCACGCCGTGTGCTGCATGCAGTGCTACCGCCTCAGCTATCGCCGTCTGTACGGTAGCGGGTGAGACGTAGCCCTGCGCCCATTTAGGGCTGCTAAGCACCACCACTCTGAAATCATAGGCGTGAGCTACTTGAGCCCAAAGAATGAACAATACCCCAAATATTGCGCGCACGTTCTACCCCATGCGCGATCCTGTTTGCCCTTGCAGGGGCTTTTCTACGTTGTGGCTAGGTTAACAATACATCCATTAGCTGCCGGAGAGGTGTTGTCAGCATCAGCCACGCCAGTAGTGCAGCGAATTGAAAGGCCAGTACCAAAAAGGAACCCGATAACGCTTGAAGGGTTGTTCTCAGCTCCCGCCGCTATCGGATAAACAAGTGAAGGGGTATCAGCAGACGTTGCCGCTGTCGCCTTATTGTAGAGCTTTAGGTAAATCGTTGCTCCAGTCGTATTAAAAGCGGAGATATGCGAAAGATATGCGGCGCCAGCAGAGACCACCACACCGGTCGCATTCACATCAAGATTGCGGTAAGGGGTTGCTCCAGCTGTTTTTGAACCTGTAAGCGAGACAGCCCACGCGCCAGACTGCACAGCGGCGGTCCAGAGCCGTCCGAAAGAATCGCCGCGCAAAAGGAAGTAATCAAGATTAGCAGGGGTGAGCGTTGTTGGGGAATCTACGCGCTGAGCAAGGTTCGCAATTCCGGTGTCAGTAGCGCCGGGAATCGAGTCTATCGCCTTACCGAGGCTAGTTGCCGCAGTGCCCGGAACCACTGAGGTAATGGTAGTGCTGGCTAGCGTTACTGCGTGAGAGGCAATCGCGGGAATAGGCTCCGTTGCTGAATACCCCGCGTTGATTTGAATATTAGCGGTTCCCGAGGTGTACGCCGTCGCACGCACACGGAAAGAATGTAATCCATTTACGGAAGCTTCCCACGCTCTTCTCGTGTTTGAGATTGTCCCGGATGCCGTCTCGATTGTGTTTGAGTCAAGCCGACACGCCTGAATTGTTAACCAGTTCGTGCCGTCAACCGTGCCTTCAAAGATGATAGCGACACTTCCGTAAGTACCGCCGATTTGAAAGACAACAGAGTTTTTCCCAGCCAACGCAACACTAACCGTTTGTCCGTTGGCGGTAATATTTCCAGTAGTAACAACTGGGTCTGCGTATGAAATATCTTGCTCGCCGCTTGGAATGTTGCGGGTTACTAGGCCGGGGTCGGAAGCTCCGGGAGTGCCAGTCGCAATGTATGCGGCGCGTGAATCGCTTGTGCTACTGGATAACGGACCCTGAATAAAGCTGCGCGTGACTAGCCCAGACGTACCCGCACCATTGGTTACTGTCGCGCTATCATTAAGAGCAATTATCTGAACTGGCTGCTGCGCGGCATCGTTGTATCCATATACGCTTATATATGGGATCCCGTTTTCTGCTGCTGGCCAAGCTGCCCAAGCAGGATTACCTTCGAAAGGGGCAGCTTTTAAAACGCCTATGCCGGTGAACTGCCCTTGACTTGTTTCGGTGCCATCCTTGGCCGTGTCTTGCTCAGTCGCGAGCACTACAGGAATGCTTGACGCCTCGGCCTTCTGCCCTAGGCTTGTGGCTACGCCGCCGAATTCAGCAAGGTTAATATCTTGCGTGGTTCCAGCAGTAGGAGTGCCGGAAGCATCGCAAGGGATTACCTTTTGAAAGCGCTTACCGTCAATTAGGCTAGATGCCACCGGGATACGCGGCAGCCCAGTATCTAGCGCACTATTGGCAACATCTACGCCATTTGCATCGTCGGTCATTCGTCAATGTCGCGGTGCTCCGCGCCTTCTATTTGACCGGTCATCCCGCGTACTACTTTTGAGACTCGCGCCTTGGGGCTAGGAATATGAACATTAACGATAGGGGCCTTTGCTTCACTTGCTGAGGTCTTCTGCGCGTCAGCTAACAGCCTTACCGTTTCAAGCTGCGTATCGCGTGCAAGGCGATTCTCTTCAATGAGCTTCTCACGCTCATTTAGCATCGTTGCATACTTCTCAAGCTCAAGGCGCTGCTGCTCGGTGTATTGAACAAACTGCTCTTTGAACTGCTTCAGCTCTTGATCCATGCGGGCCGCTTCTTGCTTGCCCATCACGTCCTGCGCCTTGATTTGCAGCTCTTGCCCCTTCAGCTCTATTTCTTGGCTTAGCTTCCAGCTCTCAAATTGCAGCTGCTGTGATTTGAGCTGAAATTCCTGCTGCATCTCGGCTTGCTTAATCTGCGCGTCTTGCCCGAGCTTCATCTGCTCGTTTTGCACGCGCTGCGCGTCATTCTGCGCCGCCATCATTGCAGGGTCAGGGGGCGGGGGCTGTGGGTTTTGTTTGGCCTGAGCATCAGCATCCTCAATCTGCTGCATCGCACGCTCCCACGCTCCCTCAAGCTCTCTGCCGGTTCGGAAGGCTCTAGCTGCGAATAAGGCGGATTGTACTACAGGCTGCATCAGCTCAGGTCTATACTCAGAGATTCCTTGAATGCTCTGAATGAGGCTGGACATCGTGCCGAGGTACTCCATGCGGCGCGCTTGTTCCTCGTCTTCATCTGTCGCGATAGTGGAATCAGTTTCTATGTCCACCTTGAAAGTTCTTAAACGGTCATCTCTTAGCAGCGCCAAGGCTTCCGGGTACTGCGCTTGCTCGTCTTCTGGGAACTCGTAAGCGTTCACCATGAGCGCGATTGTCTCATCGCTGAACAGCCCAGGTTCAAAGGTGATTTGCGTGGCCTTGCTTATCAGCTCCTTACAAAAGCGCTGGACGTCAGCTTGCTTCTTTGCAGCCTTAAGCATGGTCCATTTAGACTTCCGCTGCACTGCTGCGGCTGTCTCGTTCGGATCTGTGCCGCCTCGCACAATGTCAGGAATTCCGGTAAGCGCGTCAATCTGAGTGATGAGGTTCTGCTGATGCTGCCAGAGTGGCCCGAGCGCGTTAACTGCCTGGTCGAACGGGAACCAGTTAATCGCACCAGCAAGGCCGCCCTTCTCCTGCATAAACTGCGCCCACTGCTTCACGGGCCATGTTTGACCGTCAGGTAAGCGGAGCATGCTCTTTAGGTCATCGCCCAGGGCTGAGGCGTGCATTCCTATCACTCGAATGCACTCAACCAGGCTGCTGATGCGCTTGGTCACGTAGTCTAGTTCTGACGCTAAGCGCTCGTAAATCTTGTAATCTGGTGTGGGGTATAGTGTGTCAGTGGTAGTAGTTGCCATTAACGGCATTGGGCAAGGCCAGAAACCTTCAAGCTTCAGCGGGTCAGGAACTTGGTCAAGTGGTGCTTCTTTGTATCCCTCTGATACCCATGTGACCATCTTGGTCGACATGTCCCATATCTCGAATATTTCAGCTTGTAAGACTAGCTCTGCCTCATCCTCGGTTAGCTTCTTCTTCCGCTTCTGTGTGGGGCTAGCTGTTAGTTCTACCTTGTGGCCCACTTCACCGAATCTTTGGCAAAGCTCCTTGCGATTCATGTAACTGCGGCGCGCTACCCAGCGAACCTCATACCAATTGCGTGCAGATGAGTGGAAGAAATCGCACCAATGCACGTAGTCAAATATCACGCGCTCAGAGTTGGGCATTACCTGCTCTGGGGCTGCGGTGCTTTCTGCTGCATCCTCTGTGCCTTCTGCCTCTTCTTGCTCAAGCGTTTCTGTCTTCTCGTAGCTCTCGCCTAGCTCATTGCCAGAGGTTTTATCGTTGTCTGAGTTGGTGCCAAAATCTGCATCGTAGCGCACCCACGCAACACCGCGTCCAGGGAGCAGCCGATCTTCTACGGCTGCATCCATCACATAATTGAAGCGGTCCTCTTGGCTGGAGATATGAAAGCTTGCAGCGCGCTCAGCAATCTTGCACGCTAAGCGCCCTATGGGGTCAGCGTCCTTGTGTCTGCGCTGAACTACTGGGTTGGGTGTTCTCGCGTATAGTAAAGGCTTTTGGATCTGAACATTGCTCCACAACACGTTATACATAACGCGGGAGGCTGGGAGATTTGACGTGCCTGTGTCGTTTAGGCTGGAGGCGTTGCGATACTCTTTAACAATGCGCTCGCCGTTACGCTCAAAGCGTTCTTGCTCGTTGCTGTCGCGTACATGCGACAACTCTTTAAGCCACTTAAGCACTACCCCTTCAGGGGTATTAGCCTTTACTTGCTTCTTGTCTTGCATGCGTAGCGCCTTGCTACGCGATCCTAGTTAAGACTCTTGCAGGAGTATTAGATGCGCTCTCTGTTTCGTTCTGTGTGAAGCGCCCAAAGTTCATCAATTGTAGGTTGTTTAAACGCCTTTTCCAAGGGGATTTCAGCGGGTGGCTTGTCAGTCACCCAGGGACGAGACATCAACGCATAACGACACATTTCATAAAAATGGTCGTCAGCTTGCGTGCAGTCTGTAGGGTTGTTCAGGTCATGCTGTAGGTTCATCACGGTTTCTAGTTCAAGCTCGCACTCGTCAAACCAGTAAATATCGGGCCTACCGTTCTTGCCTACGATGCACTCTCTGAACTGTATCGCGCCCATGACGCGCCTTTGGTCTGCGGTTTGAAAGTGTAACCCGTGCCGCCCGAATAGCTCTTTAAGACTTGGCCCAGTGCCGCGCTCCTGGCCTATGTCGCCACCTGCTACGCGGTAGATAATAGGGGGGTCTTT